AATGTAAATCAGCAAGGTTTGGTTATTAAATACGCCCGTGACCCGGCAAAATTAATTTATGCGTTGGGTAAAAATAAGACAAAGCTGGACGAACTGAAAGCTATCAACGACCCGATTAGATTTGCTATAGAACTTAATAATATCGAGGTACAGATGAAAGTACAAACAAGAAAGCCGCCGCCCCCGGAAACTAAAATCAGCGCAGGAACTGGCAGGATGGAAAGCACTGACGCGCACCTAGAAAAGCTAAGGGCGCATGCTGAAAAAACAGGGAATTTTACTGATGTGGTTGCATATAAAAGAAAATTAAGTGCTAAATGATAACTTGAATATTCTGTACAAATTACACGATAGCGGTGATTTCGATATTGTTTCAATAAAACATATCAAGAAAAAAACAGAGTTTGTTTGTGTTGGACATTTAAAAAATAATTTCTATGCTATTGGTACAGGAAAAGATAAGGAAGATGCTCTGCATGATCTAAGCAGAAAAATATGTGAATATCAGGCAAAAATAGTGCAATATATTGTTGCAAATAAGTAAAAATTGTGTATTATTAGTGCAGGAATAAAAATCCTGCACTGTCCCCTACGACAATAAACTAGAGGCGGCACCGTAAAGCCCTGAAACGAGACGATTAATATTAACTCTTTTAGGACAATACAATGGCTAACTCTCTAGTAAAACAAATAACAGTAAACTTCGAAGACTTGCTTGAAAAATTCGATGATGAACTCGTACTATCCAAAGCTGCAAAGAAATACACCGTTCCCGGTGCAACGATGCAGCGATCTTCCGACACGATATGGAGACCTATTCCAAATATAGCAACCTCCGGTAACGGACTAGATGCTACAGCTGATTTTACAGCCGCTTCCGCTACTCAATTAGCAGTACCGGCAACGCTGGGCTTCCAAAAACATTCAGTAATCCAGCTTAACGGTCTCGAATTACGGGATGCGTTAACCGAAGGTCGTCTGTTTGATGCGGCGAAACAAAAATTGGCGTCAGATATTAACGTCGCGATTAATAATGTCGCCGCGACACAAGGTGCAATTACTATTAAACGTACTGTAGCGGCTACTGGGTTTGACGACTTTGCGGTTATGGATGCTCGTATGAGTCAAACAGGTGTACCATCATGGCAACGTAAAGCCGCCATATCACCTGTTGATTATAATGGTATGGCGTCAAACTTGGCAGCCCGGCAAACCATGAATCAAAAACCCACTACAGCTTATGAGCGTGCTATGATCGATGGCAATATCGCTGGTTTTGAAGCGTACAAGATGGATTATTCTAATCGATTGACAGCAGCGGCGGGCGTTACGGTAACGATGGCAGCTGCTAACCAATTTTATACTCCAGCAGCCACGACTACTCAAACTGACGGCTCCATTACTCCAAAAGATAACCGTTATCAGACCATCTCAATTGCTGTTACCTCGGGTACTGTCAAAGTTGGTGATAGATTTACCGTGGCTAACGTCAACTCGGTACATGAGATAACCAAACAGGATACGGGTTCACTATCAACGCATGTGATTATGGCAATTGTTACAGGTGCCGGTGGTACGGGTACAGTTTCAATCTCGCCCCCATTTATTTCCGGTCAGGGTGCAACACAGGCTGAATTGCAATATCAAAACGTGACTGCAACACCTGCCAACGGTGCGGCTATTGTTTTCTTGAATACCGTAGCGGCTCCAGTCAATGTGTTTTGGCAATATGGCGCACTTGAACTGTTGCCAGGTCGTTACGAGATACCGTCCGATGCAGGCGTTAAAGTGATGACTGGTACTACTGAATCAGGCATGAGCCTTACGATGTCATACTCAATGGACATCAAAACATTAACGCTCAATATGCGTGTAGACACGTTGTTTGGTGTTGTAATGAATCAACCCCAGCAAGCGGGTATCATGTTGTTTAACCAAACTTAATAGTTATCGCGCCATCTTTCGGTGGCGCACTTTTTTCAATAAGGAGTAAAAATGAAAACTTATAAAGCAGCACCAAAAACAAAAAAAGGTGGCGGGAAACCGAAGCCAAAATGTTAACGAATGATATGGCTTATGCAACCATGATGTATAAATTCCCTTCCGGCTCAGACCCCAAGGGAACGCCAGCTCAATTGCAAAATGATGCATTTGATATCATTATCGTTGATGATGATGATATTACAGATGCATTAAAAGATGGCTGGTTTTTAAATTCAGATGAAGCCAGAAACCCGGTTAAAACGACTAAAAAATAATGTCTTACACAAAAAAGCAAATTGTGTTAGGTGCTTTCAATGAGGTAGGTTTTGCCAACTATCTCTTTGATCTCGCGCCAGAACAGATGAATAATGGATTGACTCAACTCGATTTAATGATGGGGTCGTGGTATGCGAACGGTGTTAACCTTGGCTATCCGCTTTATAATGACCCCACACAAAACGATATTGATCAGCCATCTAATTTGCCTATTGTGGCGGTTGAGGCGGTTATCTTAGGTCTTGCAAATCGCATTGCGCCGTCACTGGGTAAAACAATGTCACCCGAATCTAAGCAAAACTTCCAGAACGCTTATCAGTCGATGTTAAACTATTTGGCAGTGATACCCAGTCGAGTATTCCCAGATACTTTACCTTGTGGTGCAGGAAATAGACGACTATCACCGGGATTTAATTTCATTATAGGCGCGCAATCAAATGGCTAACCCATTTATAACTCAGAGTTTCAATAACCAACTACCATTTGTACCCACTGTTAGTGCGGGTGATCTTATCCCTATCTCATCTCAAGATATGGGAGTTTTTGCGTTTGTCAACATGGGAACATTGGCGGCCTATATTCAAACACTGATTACGTTGCCAACTGAGTTTATTCAGCAGTTTGCATCACCGTTGACCGGCGCGCTGATGGTCATGAATCAAACAAGCGACAATGCCTGGCTGGTTATTTCTCCATTGGGAACGATTGCCACCTCGACGATTCAGTTACCTGGGATTGATTCAGCGATTGACGGTCAAGTCGTGCAGCTAACGACGACTCAAACAATTACAGCAGTGACATTCTCTGCTACTGGTTGCGCTTTTTCCGGCGTACCAGCCAATATCACGGCATTGCTTCCAAGGCGGTTCCGTTTCTGCAAAGTTTTTAACACTTGGTTTCTCGTATGAATAATGAATCTACTATCGGCGGCGTTGTACCAGCTTCAAGTCAAGTTGTCAGTTATACCGGCGTATCAGCATCGTCTGCACGGATAGAAACCCGATTTACTTTCGTTCGGCTTGCATCAACAACGGATTGTTTCATCAATATTACGAATTCAGGCGCGGCTGCTGTTGCTAACACGTGTATGTTCTTACCAGCGGGAGGACGTGAATATTTTCCACTTCCGCAGGCCTATAGTGGACCAACGAATGGGCCTATTGTGACGGTAATACAGGCAACGGCAGCCGGAAACCTATACATAACCCCATGCCAATAGTTGAAGTTGGCTTAGGCTATATTAAGGACTTCCCCGCACCCGTAGTTCCTGCCTGGAGTCCACTGGATTTAGGAAGTACATCGGGTGCGTGGTTTAATATCCAAAATATAGCTACACTTTTCCAAGATTCTACGGGTATAACGCCTGTAGTAGCTAACGGTAATCCTATAGGCCTTATCACTAATCTGTTTGGGTTTGGTAATTTATCTCAGGTAACTAGCACTGCTCGGCCTTTATACTCTTTTTTGTCGGATACAGTTGGACTCGCTACAGCAACAGCAAAGCGAATTAAATATGACTTTATTGATGATGCTCTAATCTGGAATGGTGCCACGGGTGTTTATTATTTAGCTGTTAGTTCCATATCTGGAATCCAGTTTTATCAAACATTATTAACAAATGGTTCTGCATTTCCTATTAATGAATTTGTCCAGTGCATCGCGTTAGAGAGGCCTTATACCGTAGCTGAAAAAGCAGACATAACCAACTTATTCAATTTGGACCTAGCTAATATTCCAAATATTAATGAAATATGGGAAGTGTGCGGAACAGCCTATACGGGTAAAAATGGCTCATCCTCAAATGGTGTTACAGATTATGAATTTGGTAGTGGAGCGTCCTATAATACGTTTTTTACCACATTACAGGCGACCACAAACAGAGAAACCTTATCTTTTAATGTAGCGGCTACAACAGGATTATTGCAATTTAGAAATAACGCCAGCACTTTAGCAGGAACGCTATTAGATTTACCTAGTTCTGTTACCTTATACACTGGATTTTCTAATAATTTTTATGGATGTATTAATGCTATACCTGACTCATGTACAACCTATCAAGTTAATATAAATAAATTGTCTGGATTTATACCGGACTTTTCTAACGCTGTATCGTTAATAACATTAACGGTTAACACAAATTTATTGACTGGGTGGCTCGGTAATTCTGTACCTTTTACGTTAGGTACATTTAATGCGCAAATTAACCAATTACCACAACAAACGGTTGACGCATTTTTGCTGGCATTTGTAAATGCAGGGCGACAAGTATCTGATGGTACATGCGTATTAAACTTAGGTGGTGTTGGAAATGCAATCCCCAGTGCAACAGGTCTTGCTAATAAAACAATTTTGCAGGGACGTGGCTGGACAGTCACGACAAACTAATGAGTAAATTTATTACAATTATAGCTACTGATGCAAGCGCTCAAACGCTTAAACCCATTCTGGCTAGCCTAAAATTTGGCGCAGGGATGCTAGTGGTTGATGCGAGTACCGTTGATCTAAAAACAGTGAATTATATTTCGACAGGAATTGCCACGGATGAAATTTTTGGCGCATTAACTGATCCTGCACAGTTAGTTATTGCTAGTGGAGGTTCACTTAAATTACAGGCTGCTACTGATTTGCTGGCTACATGTATCGTAATCACGGCGGGTGATGCACAAAAATCTATGAAAGATATGGGATTAGTTACCGTAAGACCGAAAGGAGTCGCCATTGAATCGGCTATTGTTCAGGCTGATATGCCAGTTGATCAGGTAATAATCAAGTGAAAATTCCCATCCTATCTGGAATTTTTAGTGATGGTAATTCGGATTACCGAACTAGCTATCCGATTAATCTAGTTCCGGTTACCAAGGATACAGGTGTTAATGATTCATACTTACGGCCGGCGGAAGGGATAGAATTATTTGCATCAACAAATGGGATAGACCGAGGCGCCATTGTTGTTCGCGGAGTTTGTTATCGTGTTATCGGTACTAAGTTTTGCCGGGTAGATAGGATAGGTGTTATTACCGAGTTGGGCGATGTAGGCGGAGCTGGACTGGTTTCGTTATGCCAGTCATTTGATAATATCGGCATAGCGTCAAATGGCAATTTATTTTTGTGGAATTTACATACTCTATTTTTACAGCAGGTAACCGATGTTGATTTGGGAGTGGTAATTACGGTTAACTGGTTGGACGGTTATTTTGTAACGACTGACGGCGAATTTATTGTTGTCACAGATATTAATGATCCACTCTCGGTAAACCCTTTAAAATATGGTTCAAGTGAAGTTTCTCCCGATCCTATTATCGCATTGCCAGTATTGCGTAATACGCTTTATGCAATTAATCGCTATTCGATTGAAGGGTTTCAGAATATAGGTGGTCAGTTCTTTCCGTTTCAGAGAATTGATGGCGCATATATTCAGCGAGGATGTGTGGGAACATTAGCGAATTGCATTTATGATGAGCAGATTGCTTTCCTTGGTGGCGGCCAGAATGAACCTTGCGCTGTCTGGTTAGGGTTGAATGGTTCAACGACTAAAATATCGACTCATGAAATTGATTTGAGAATACAGAAATACCCAGAAATAATATTGTCTCAAGTGCTGGTAGAAACTCGCCTTGAGCGTTCACATCATTGGCTTTACATTCATTTACCGGATGAGACGCTGGTTTATGACTCCCAGGCTAGTCAAGTAATGGGTGCACCGGTTTGGTTCTCTCTTTCATCGTCAATAACAGGTGTTGGGGTATACAATGCACGTAATTTTATTTTTGCTTATGATAAGTGGATATGTGGCGATCCATCTACTAATCGCTTGGGTATACTTTCGCTCGAAACTGGAGGTCATTGGGGTGAGCCCGTTGGATGGGAAGTGCAAACAAAAATAATCTATGGCGATACGAATGGCGCGGTATTCTGGGAATTAGAATTGATGTGCTTGACAGGAAATGTTAGCCCAGGCAGTAATCCGGTGGTATCAACTCAATATAGCAATGATCAGGGAGTTACCTGGAGCGTCCCCCGTGCGCGTATCGCTGGTAGAAATGGAGTCAGAGAGCGGCGAATAAATTGGCTTTCAAATGGTTCAATGAATGAGCGAAGAATCGAACGATTTACAGGTAATAGTGATTCCCACATTACAATTAATGCACTTGAAGCACGCATAGAGGTGTTGTATAACTAATGG